GCAATATCTGCAATCGGCTCGATCATTGGCGGTAACAATGCTAATAATGCTGCTGAAGCAAATTCAGCTCAACAGGAAGCATTTCAAGAAAGGATGTCAGATACTGCTTATCAACGTGGAACTGCTGATATGAAAGCTGCTGGTATTAACCCTATTCTTGCTGCCGGCGGTGGTTCTGCATCTACTCCGTCCGGCTCGGCTGCTCCTGTACAAAATGTTCTCGGACCGGCTACTCAGGCAGGTGTATCAACTGCTATGCAAGCGCTTCAACTCAAAGCTTCGCTAGATAAAAACCAAGCGGAAATAGCAAATATCTCTGCCGACACTGCAAGCAAACTCCGAGAACCTAATCTTAAGGATGCCCAAGCATTTCAAGCTTCTCAATCAGGTAGTAAAATAGGCTATGAAATACCTCTTGTTTGGGCAAATACTAAAAATGTAAATTCTGCTACTGCTCTTAATGATGCTCGTATTCCTCAGATTTATCAGGATACTGCTACATCTAGAGCTACTCAAGCAAAAATACAACAGGAAACTGCTACATCTGCCCAACAAACTCGTAGCGCAAAAACTGCTGCTGATATAGCTGAAGCTTCTGCCATTAATGAAATTCAAAAACAAACTAATCTTCAACATCTTCATCAGGAAACTGACCCTTCTAAGGGTGGATTTGATTCTGCAAGTGAGATAATTAAAAATTTCAGTCCTTTTATTAAATAACTAACCTGTTGTAGCTGTGCGTTCGAAGAATGCACGGCGCAAACAGGTACAAATACAATTATCATGGCACGTACAAAAACTATTGAACCTGCGCCTTCTTTGGCCCCTTCTTTGCCATTCCGTACCGGTTATGAAACTGATTATGACTCATCTGTACATGGTATTGACTGTTCTCAGGATGGTATGACTCATCAAAGCTTCAAAGATGAGTGTGATATTAATTCGATTCTGAACTCCTGGAACAAAACCGGTGAGCTCGGGCATGTGAATACCTATGAAGGATCTTATCTTGATCTTACTCATGTACATGATTATCAGAAATCTCTCGAGCTAGTCATGAATGCAGAAAATGCCTTTGCTGATCTCGACGCAAAGATTCGCGCTAAATTTGATAATGACCCGGCCAAGCTTTTGGCCTTTATACATAGTCCGAACACTACGCGCGAAATGCTCGAAAATTACGGCTTAGCCGATAAGGTAGAAACGGCTCCGATACCTCCCGCGGAGCCGCACCAGTTACCTACTTGATGTAACTGGTCTAGGTGACACCAAATAAACTCCGAAAGCAAGGTAAACTCTCATTCTTAATTTTGTAGCTATGAAAAAAAAGATTAAAATATACGGTGGTTCTCGGCCCGGAAAACATCACAAAACTTGGGCTGATCGTAGAAGAAACTCTCGCCGTCATCAACGTAACCGGAAACGCAAATGAAACGTCACAAATTAAGTCGTAAACATTCCCGTCGAATGTTTTCTAAACATGCTGTCAAAACTCATCGTCGTAATGCAGTCCGCTCGATACAACGTGGTGGTATTAGGTTATGATACATGGCATGCTATCATCCTATAAAGGGCTGGCGGTCTCGTACCGTCAACCCTTCTGGGAAACGGTCCCTCGTCTTTAATGTCAAGCAAGCTTACAATGATATGCCTGTCGATGTACCATGCGGTCAATGTATAGGGTGTCGCCTCGAACGGAGTCGACAATGGGCAATACGCATTATGCACGAAGCACAGGAACATGCAGACAATTGTTTTATTACTTTGACATATGCAGATGAATTTCTCCCAGAAGATTTCTCGCTTCACAAAGAACATTTCCAAAAATTTCTTAAACGTCTACGAAAACATGCAGATATTACCGGTCAAAAAATCCGTTATTTTCACTGCGGAGAATACGGGGAAAAATTCGCTCGTCCCCATTACCACGCCTGTATCTTTGGATATGATTTCTCTGATAAACTCTTGTTTCGGAGTGGAAGACGTGACAAAATATATACCTCCTCGATTCTTGAAAAATTATGGCCCTTTGGTTATGCCACCATTGGTAAACTGACATTTGAAAGTGCTGCATATGTAGCCAGATATTGCACAAAGAAAATCACTGGAAAGTTGGCTGAAGAATCTCAGCACTATGATAAGATTGATTATGCAACTGGTGAAGTATGGGAAAGACTACCTGAGTACAATACAATGTCTCTGAAACCCGGAATTGGTTATAAGTGGTATGAAAAGTATCATGATGATGTATACCCTCGGGATGAGGTTATTATCAAAGGAAAAAAAGTTCAACCTCCCAAATTTTATGATCGTCTTTATGAATTGCAGGAACCCGTAATTTTTCGTAAAATTAAAAATTCTCGGAAAGCCAGGTCATTAGAGCACATTTCCGAAAATACGCACGAACGCCTGGCAATACGGGAACAAGTACAATTAAAAAAATTTGAACAATTAAAACGAAACTACGAAAATGAACTACCTAGTCTACTCCATTCTGGACACTAAAGCAGAACAGTATCACAATCCATTTTATGCCCCTACTCGTGGGGTTGCTATTCGCCAATTTTCCGAAGCTGTAAATGATGAAAAAACAGAATTGTATAAATACCCGAAAGACTTTATTCTCTATGAAATTGGAACCTTTGACGGTGATCATGGTGTTATTACCCCCCATGATAACGCTTCTCATATTGGTTCTGCTTTAGATTTTAAAACACAAACCCCACAAAAGGAGTAATTCATGGAACCCCTTATATTACTTGTACCGTCTTTTCTTTTTTTTCTGCTAGCTTTAATTTTAACCATGATTAAGGTCAAACCATGAAATCAACTATATCTCATCTTTTCAGCCAGATACCCCAGGCTAATATTGAGCGGTCTACATTTGACCGCTCGCATGGACATAAAACTACATTTGATGCAGGATATTTAATCCCTGTATTTGTAGATGAAGCTTTACCTGGTGATACATTTAATCTTAAAATGACTGCATTTGCCAGGCTTTCTACTCCTATTAAACCCATTATGGATAATATCGTAATGGATTCATTCTTCTTTGCTGTTCCTCTACGTATTCTTTGGGCAGACTTCAAACGATTTATGGGTGAACAAACCAACCCTGGTGATTCCACTTCTTATTTAGTTCCTCAAACTGCCCCCCCAACTGGGGGGTATACATATGCATCACTTTCGGATTATTTCGGAATTCCAACTGGTAAAGATTCATTTACTCATTCAGCGTTCTGGCATCGTGGATATAACGCAATTTGGAATGAATGGTTTCGAGATGAAAATCTTCAGGGCTCTGTTGGTGTTCCTACTGATGATGGGCCGGATTCTTACACTCTTTATAATTTATTAAGAAGGGGAAAAAGAAAGGATTATTTTACTAGTTCTCTACCTTGGCCTCAAAAAGGAACTGCTGTACAGTTGCCAATGCAGGGTAATGCAATTATCAAAACTTCTACATCTGACCTGATAACCGGTGTTCAAACGTCTGGTGTTCGTTTTAGAGAAACTACTTCCGGTAATCCAGTTGCTAGTAATGTTGCAACACTTTTGGGTGCTTCAACCGGAACATTCTATGGTGCAACTGCAAATGGTGGTCTGTCTCTTGGTAATCCTCAATATCCAGCCAACCTTTATGCCGATTTATCCACTGTTACTGCTGCTACTGTTAATCAGCTTCGGCAAGCATTCCAAATACAGAAATTGCTCGAACGTGACGCTCGGGGTGGTACGCGTTATATCGAGCTGGTACATTCTCATTTTGGTGTGGTGTCTCCTGATGCTCGCCAGCAACGCCCTGAATATCTAGGTGGTGGTTCTTCACCTGTTAATATTGCACCTGTTGTTAAAACTGCATCTACTGATGCTACAAGTCCACAGGGTAATCTTGCCGCTTATGGACATGCAACTATCCATGGTCATGGATTTGTTAAATCGTTTACTGAACATTGTGTAATTATTGGTCTTGTCTGTGTTCGAGCCGATATGACATATCAACAGGGTCTTAACAAGATGTTTTCTAGGTCTACTAGGTATGACTATTACTGGCCTGCATTGGCTCATATTGGTGAACAATCAATACTAAATCAAGAAATATACCTTCAGGGAAATGCATCTGATACCAATGTTTTTGGTTATCAGGAAAGGTATGCCGAATATCGATACAAACCTTCTGTAATAACTGGTAAATTCCGATCAACAAATGCAACTCCACTGGATGTTTGGCATTTGGCCCAAAACTTTACTAGTCTTCCTACTCTTGGCAGTACATTTATTCAGGAAAATCCACCAATTGCACGAATACAGGCTGTAACCACTGAACCACATTTCCTTTTTGATAGTTATTTTGATTTCAAATGTGCTCGACCTATGCCTGTTTATTCTGTGCCTGGTCTTATTGATCATTTCTAAACAATAAAAATATGGGTTTACTTGACTTTATACCCGTGATCGGACCGGCTATATCTGCTATTGGCTCGATCATTGGCGGTAACAATGCTAATAATGCTGCTGAAGCAAATTCAGCTCAACAGGAAGCATTTCAAGAAAGGATGTCAGATACTGCTTATCAACGTGGAACTGCTGATATGAAAGCTGCT